TCTCCCTATGTAAGAATGGAATATTCAATCTTTTCAACACAGGAGAATAACTTATCCTTTCCATTTTATTACAAGCAGGAAAGAAGGATTATTGAACTTACATCACAAATGGACATTGATCACCAGGTGTACAGATACCTGAATATGAATTATGAAGATTTCAAAGATGCTGACAACTTAATTGTAAGGCTAAATTGTCCATACAACATAGAAGAGCTTCACTTGGAAGTATTTTCGATATTTAAGGAGAATGCTGAAGGATTAACACTATGTCATGACTTCATTGATTACCTGAATATCTGCTTATACACAAACAATCTTCCATCAGCTCTATTCTATTTGAACAGAAATACTGTATGGAAGGATTATCCCATAAGTCAACAGAACTTCTTGGTATTGTTACCAGTGATGAATAGTGGAATATTCAAATACCATCATGGTGAAGATTCATTAGGCAATCCGGTAACAATGGTTAATCCCATCACACAATGGGGAATCCTGAACAATGATTACAGATTTGAAGATAAAAGTTGGGATATGAGTGAAATGTCTTCAAGTGAGGAAGAAAACAAGGTATATGATATGCTTATACGATCAGTTTATAACCTGTAATTGACATTTTTCTCTGGGAAACAGGTATAGTAAAAGTGGAAAAAACCCTAAAATATGGCAAAAATATGGCAAAAGGATAATGCTGTAAGCGAAACAAGTTCTTATTTAATCAATTTATCATACAAAATTAGTAAATTACAGCATTAAATCTGTTAGTTTTTCCATTAGGTATGGGCTCTCATCGTAAAGGTGGGAGCTTTTTTCGTTATTAATAATCATTATTTTATAAATTGAATTAGCCATAGTTTTGAACAATTATGGCAGAGCAATCATATACAGATTATCCAAAGGCAGCATCAGAGAATGCTCAAAGAGCTCTCAACTGGGCAGAAGAAAACGGTTGGGGGACATGTCTTGAGGCAACTGGCAAACAGAGAGCTAACCAGTTAGCAAAGAGAGAACCCATATCGAGAGAAACGATCTCCAGAATGGCATCTTTTAAAAGACATCAACAACACAAAGATGTTCCATATGATGAAGGATGTGGTGGATTGGCTTGGGATGCTTGGGGTGGTACTGAAGGGATTGAATGGGCCATAAGAAAATTAGAGCAAATTGATAATCAAAAAGCAAAAGCAATGATTGAAGCAAATATATTAGGAGTAATTGAACCATATAGTGCGAATACACGAGATGGTATAAACAAAACACTACTTGAAGCATCAGGACAGCCTGTGGTATTAAACATTTCAAGTGAAGGTGGAGATGTATTCGAAGGTTTGTCTATGGCCGACCTTGTGTCATCTTATCCTGGTGAAGTTACTGCTAAAGGTATTGGTATTGTTGCCTCCATTGCTACGATTGTAATGTTAGCAGCTGACAAATCTCTTATGAGTAAGAATGGATTCTTTATGATCCACAATTGCTGGGGAATGTCTATGGGTAACAAGGAAGAAATGATGAAAATGATTGACCTGTATGAGAAGGTTGATGAACAGATGTTAAACATCTATGTGGCTAAAATCAAATCCAATGGTAAGTTAGTTGATGGGGATATGAAAAAGACCAGAAAGATGATCCAGGACATGATGGTGGAAGAGACATGGATGACAGCACAAGAAGCATATAATCTCGGTTTGGTAGATGGCTACATCGAGAATGAAAATAAAGATTCCAAAAAACTTGAAACGATGGCTTTTGCTTCGTTGAGAGCGGAATCCATTTCTAAATTCAAAAACATTCCAAAACAATTTAAAGTTATGAACGAAAAAAAATCAATGTTACAGCAGATTGCTGCCGTTCTTGGCTTTTCTTTGAGAGCTGAAGAGATTGAAATCGAAAAAGAGATTTCTTTAGGCGAAGAGAAGAAGAACGAAGAACTTGACGATATGGACAAAGTCGTTGAGGAGAAAGACAAAATGATTGAGGAGTTGGTTAAAAAACTTGCGGAGCTCGAAACCAAAATGGCTACAATGACTGAACAAGTTGAAGCTATGGGTAAAGAGAAAGCTGAAATGACCAAAGAGAATGAGGAGTTAAAAGCTTCTGCTCTTGGTAAGGTAGTATCTGCCAAAGTTGAAAACTCTTCAACACCAAAAGTTAAAGGACTTCAACACGAACAAATCCAGATTGCTGGTCAATTCGTAATGAAAGAAATTTTAAAAAATCGCTAATTCATTCACATTTAAAATCTAAAAAAAATGCCTTACAATTTAGATAATAACTTCGTAAATGGTGCTACTGAAAGTATATACATTGCACCAACAAACCCAACTGCCAATCCTGGTAATGCTGAAACTTTGAAAACTCAAGGTGACTGTTGTTCAACTCCTTTCACATTTGTTGTGGCTTTGGAAGTTGTAAGCGGTGACTTGGTTGCTACGATCACTTCTCCTTCTGCTGGATTGAGATACATCAAAGTAACTGCAACTGATGGACTTGGTAACTTTGCTTCCACAGTAGACACTACTTCTCCATTTGGTCCTATCACTGTTACTACAAGTGGTGTGTTAAATCCTTCTCAAACTTGGCAAGTGGCTATCACTGCTGAAGAGGAAGGTGAGACATTTGTTACTTGTGCTTGTATGCTGACAGTAAACGCTACCATTAGTGGTGCTGAAGGATCAACTGCTGAAATCGACACTACATTCACTCCTCCTGTTCTTTAATCTTATTTAATCACTTACAAAATCATAATTAAAAATATGGCAACTGTAGAAAGCGGACAATTCGCAATAAACTTAATCGGTTCACAAGCACAAGAACTATTGCTTAAACCGATATTCTTTGACGCTAATGTTGAAGAAATCTTTGACACTATGGTATTAGTAAACAAGAAGCAAAACCTTGCTTATGCTGACACTATGGTTAACTTACTTCAAAACACAAACACTTGTGGATGGACTCCAAAAGGTAACTTCGCAATCTTTGACAGATGTATCGAAACTGAATTGGTTAAGGCTAATGTTGAATTATGCTATGACGAATTTGCTGACACTGTATACAAGCAATTGATGAAGAAAGGTACTGCTATGGATGACCTTGCTGGTACTATCTTTATGGATCTATTACTTGAAAGAATGGTTCAAGGTGTTAAGAAAGATGTTCTTTTGGGAGCATTCTTCGGTGACAAGGCTTCTGGTAACACTGACATCAATTTCGTTGATGGTATGTGGACTGTATATCTTCCACAATTGGTTGCTGCCAACATGATTCCTTACATCAACTCTAACTCTGGTACACCATTGACTGCCGGTGATGGTATTGATCTATTGAACGCTGTTTATGACAATGCTTCCAATGTATTACAAGCAACTCCTGAAGGATCAAAAGTATTCTTGGTTTCTGCTAATGTTTACAGACAATATTTGAAAGACCTACAAAATGCAGGTGTATCTTCAAATATGCACTTGGAACTACAGATGAACGGTGCTTCTGCTTTATCATTCAATGGTATTGAAGTTAAGCCTATGTACGATTGGCAAGGATATGCTCAGGCTTATCAAGGTATTTCTGATGCTAACTATGTTCTTTACACAGAAAGAAAGAACTTGGTGTTAGGTACTGACATCAACAACTTCCAAAATCAATTCGATGCTTGGTTTGACAAAACTGAAGATAAATTGAAAGCAAAAATCAAATTCTATCTTGGTTTCAACTACAAGTTCAATGAATTGATGGCTGTTGCGTACTAAAATTTTTTCACAAAATAAAAAACATATAATATGTCTTGCTTAACAAATGGTTTATCACTTTCCTGCTCCACATCTTGTGCTGGAGGTTTGGATAAGTTCTACCTGGCAAGTATTGACGATGTCGCTTCCCTTACCATTGTTGGTGGGGAAGTAACTGTCATTACAATGGTAGGTGCTACCTCTTTCTATGAATTTACTCCATACCAGGAAACTGGTTCTTGGACTGAAACATTAGAAAGAACAAACTGTAACACAGTTATCAATCAAACATTAGTTGGCTCTTTCCCTTGTCACTCACAAGATACGAGAGATGCTGTTGCTGAACTTCAGGCATGTTGCTGCGGATTCGTAGTTATCCATGTTGAGAATGGTGGTGGCAGATGGATTTGGGGAACTACTAATACCTTAACTTCATTAGGTATTGGCTTCCCTGCTCAATTGACTAATGTTGAGACAACTACTGGAACAGCTATCAATGACCAAAATCAGGCAACTGTGACAATCACAGCAAGAACAACAGTTCAAGCCTTACCTTTGGCAACTGCTACTGTTATTCCATAGGCTCTTGATTTCTCATATAGAGGGGTTGCTATTAGAAATGATAGTAATCCCTTTTTTTCTTAATCTAAAATAATACGATAATGTTCAAGGTAAAAGAATCATTTTTGAATAATACAGCTTATTGTGCTAAATTTAAGGTTGTATTGAAGGATGCTACTCAAGACCAGTTAGAGCATCTATATCATTTAGGTGTAGATTACATTACAACTACCAAAAAAGTAAAAAACAAACAACATGACAATGCCAAAACCACAGAGGAGAGTCAAGAGACAAACACAGGATATACAGATTTCACAGAAGTCGGGCCCGAATGTTAATGCTTATACTACTGTTCAGTTAGGATTGGCTCCTTTTTTGGCAGATGACATATTTGCTGAACCTACAAAGAGATTTTTAGATCAATCTGTTATTGAATATATTCCTTTCCAGACCTATGACCTTTGGGCACTGGACAGAATACAGGCCATCTGTAATAATTCAAGTACAACAGCTTCCATCATTCAACAGAAGGTATCTTACTTCATGGGTGATGGTTATTTTAGTGTAGCTGCTGCGACAATGGATCCTCTTCCATCCATAAGAAAACAAAAGATCCAGGAACAACAATTGGATATAATGGATGAACTTACCCTAAACAACTTTTTGAAGCAAATAAATGCGGATGGGGAGAACATTGATGAGCTCACAAATAAGATTATCACAGATTTCAACAACTTTGGCAATGCTTTTATCGAGATTTCAAAGATAAAGATTGGAGCTACAAAGAAATATAACTTGAGATTGTTGCCTATAACCTGGTGTAGACCAAAAAAGGCAGGAAAATACCAATTAAATCCCACTCATATTGGTGTCACAAGCGAATTTGAACAGCCCTGGTATATTACTCCTGAAGCTCCCATTGATTATCCACTATTCCCACACTTTGAAGTGATCGATGGTGTAGAAAAATCTATCTTCCATCTAAAGAATTACGATAGTACATTGATGTATTGGGGGTTACCTGAATGGGTTGCTGCTAAAATATGGGCAGAAATCGAATACAGAATACCAAAATTCAATCAATCCAAGTTCGAAAATGGTTTCACTCCTTCTGCTATCGTTAATCTTTATGGCTCTACTAATCAGGAAGAGGCTCAAGAGTTAGTCAATGCTCTAAAATCATGCTTCACTGGTACCGGTAACAACAGCAAAATGTTTATCCAGGCATTAAGAGATGAGACATATAAGGCAGATGTACAGGTATTGTCTAATCAAAACGAGGGAGAGTTCTTACAATTACAGAAAATGGCACAAGAAGCCATAGTGAGTGCTCACAGATGGACTATTGCTTTGACTGGATTGAGACAGCCTGGCAGTTTGGGAAGTAATCAAATGATACGATCTGAATTCGAGATTGTTTACAATACTGTTATCAGACCAATGCAAAGGATGTTCTTGGGTAAGTTTTTAAATCCAGTTATTCAGGATGCTGGTATTTGGTTAGGATACAACTGGACAAACATTGCTTTGGATATTGCTAAACCTACTCCGGTATCATTTATGGCAGATTTGACAATTGACAAGGTATTGACTCAAGACGAACAAAGAGCTGAATTGGGATTTGCTCCATTACAACAAGAACAAAACACAATAGAAGATGCAACTAATTAAACCACAAGAAGTAGTAAATACTGGTATCTATCGAGCGGCTCCAGTGAACGCAAGGTTTGACATCAATCAGATTTCTCCCCACATACAGAGTGCGGAAGAAAGACATGTCATTCCATTGCTAACCACTAATCTATACTTGGATATGGTGGCACAACAGAACCCATTGGTAAGTAACTACAATCCTGATGCTGGTGCTTTAGTTGACAAATTTCCAACTGATCCTAACTACGAAACTTTATGGACATTATATCTGCTTCGATTTGTATCGTATGCGGTATGGTATGAAGCTCTACCATTCATCACAATGAATGTTACATCCAAAGGAATATTTTCGAACGATTCAGAGTTTGCTACGAATGGGGGGCTTCAGGCCGTAAAGTTTATGCAGGACACAATGATGCAAAGGATGGAAAACTTGAAAGATGTTATCTTCCATTATTTGTGTAAGGAGAAGGCCAACTATCCTGATTTCAATAGTAAGAAATGTCCATGTAATTCCTGTGGAGATTGTGAGGATGATTGTGGATGTGGATCAGGAGCTGGGCATTGGTGTAATTGTGGCAGTTATGGAATGTATGGTTTTTGTAGAACATGTAAGCAGTATAAGAATAATTCATCAAACATAATTTTCTATTAAAATGATTATAGTTAAACTTTCCAATGGCAATGTAATTTTAAAGGATGGATCAGGCAATGTGGTCAAAAGATTTGTTGCTGATTCATTTATTCAATGGACTTCACCCACTACGATAGATGTCTATGCGAATAGTGACAAGATAACAACATTGGTAACAACAGAGATTACAGGAACACAGATAGAACCTGCTGCGGTCGTTCCATTTGCCGGTAATGCTTACGATTTGTTGGACTTATTGGCTGACTCTTTTTTTTTTAAGTTAAGTGGGGGAGGTGGCTCCCAGAATCTTACGCAAGTATTAGCTGTTGGCAATAGTGCTGGAGCTTTAGATATTAATGTCAATGACAATGATCTGTTGAATGTTAATACAATCACTGCTGTGAACGATTTAACTTTGAATCCGGTAGGTAGTATCAATTGTAATGGAAAAACCATTGATATGACTGGTGGAGAGATTCATAAGGTGCCATTAATCCATTCACAAAACAATGTTGATTTGGTTATTGAGGGGAAAGGTACAGCAGATGTAATCCTAAAGACAAACAATGTAGATAGAGTTACTGTTGCCGATAATGGATCTGTATCATTCAATAGCAATGCTTTGACTGGTGTTACAACAATTAATGGACTTACTCCCAATATAACTGTATTGGCTCAAGCTTCACCCAACACAACACACACAGGCAATACGAACAATACTTTGGTATATTCCAAATTGATTACTGCGAATACTATTGGTACTGGAGATGGTATTCAGATTTCTACAAAGTTTACTAAACCTGCTGGATCTGCTGCCAATCCAACTGTAAGAATCTATGTAAATACCAGTGCGAGTTTGTCCGGTGCGAGTTTATTGGCAACATATGCGACAACTAACTTGAATGGTCGATTCTTTTTAGTGGAAAGAACTGCCAATGTCGATGGTTCCACAACAAACTTTGTCGCTGCTGCCTCTGGAGCTCTGACAGATAGTGCTGCCTTATCAACTGTTGCTCCCAGTGATATTACGATTGATTGGACACAAAATCAGTATATCATTGTAGCTATTCAGTTAGGTAATGCGGCAGATAGTACAACATTAAGAATGGTGAATGTAATTTTAAATAAAGCAATATGATTATGATTTCAGTTATTGGCCCATTGAATTGGATTATTGATGACAAAGCAGTTCAGTTATATTCCAATGAAGCTTATTATGTAGATCAGTACAGCTTCCATGTTATATTCGTAGAGAATGGTGGTCAAACTATTCGTTTATTTGACTTTAGAGACACTTTAGTCGATGGTGTGGCATATGACAGCTTACAATCATTTTCGACAGCTCTGGGAGTAAATATAGACACTCTATAAAATAACGATATTTTCAGTAAGTAGGTGAAATGCCTATCCTTTTCGTTATATTTGTAGAGATAAAAATGGCAATGACAAGTCACGGAATAGTAGATATAGCATCAGGATGTGGATTACTTCTTTTTACAGGAGGTATAATTAGCGAGGTGGAAGTATTACAGGCCATCGGATCAATGGGTGTACCGGCTATTTTGTATTTTTGGTTGAATGATACCAAGAAACAAATGAAGGAATTGACCGAGACATTCGCAAAGGAACAACAAAACACCAGGACAGAACACAAGGAACATATCGAAGAGATAAAAACGATGTTCAGTTCATACAAAGACAGATTGGAAACTAATCTACAGGACAGAGAAAAGATAATCAAACTCTACGAGGAGAAATCTAATAAGTAATTTTCATTTGTATTCAAATAGTTTTTAAGGGGGACTCATGGGATAACACTCATGAGTTTTTTTTATTTCTTTTGAATATTTATTTATAAAAAATTTGTTATAAATTAAAATAATGTTATATTTGTATTCGTTAATCAATTATACAATCATTCAAAACCAAGTATTATGAAACCATTCAGCCATTTACCAGAGTACAAGCAAAAAGCATTAGTAGAACTTTACGGAGATTATGTCAAGGATATGTTTTTCCATATCGATGGCAATGATGTTCAGATGTTGTCAGTAGTTAGGACCTTAAAAATGATTGAGTTGAACATTGATGACCTTGAGCTCGATGACAAAGTAGAGTTAGGTCTTGATGACAATGAAGATCATGATGACAAAACCTTCTTTGAAGTTACAGACCAATTGACTGGAACCTATGCTCTAATCCAAATTAAGTAACCATTTAAACCACAATAATATGAGAAATGTAAATGAACATCTAATCCAAAGTGAGACCATCACAGAACTGGTTAAGGCCCTTGTAAAATTTCAAGGTCTATTCCAAAATGCTTCCTTGAAAAAGGATGGTAAGAATGCTCACTTGAAGAATGGATATGTAACTCTTGACAATCTATTGACTACCATCAGACCTATGCTTATTGAGTGCGGTCTTGTGATCTGCCAGGATATGACTGGGGATTTTCTTTCCACTACCATCTATCACACAAGTGGAGAGTTTAGAACATCAATGATGCCTTTCTCTCCGATGTCCGGTAACAAGGGAACCAATGCTCTCCAGGATATGGGAGGTGGAATCACTTACGCAAAGAGATACAGCCTTTCTGCTATCCTATGTATCAATGTTGATGTTGATACGGATGCTGTTGGAGCTCCCATACAAAAGGAAGATTTGGTAGTTAGTGAAAATTCAAAGACACCAGTAGAAACGGAAGAGCAGTTTAACAAGTTGATAGATTGGATTAAGGTGAATCCTGTAATGAGAGTGGGCAATGCTATCAAAAAGTACAAGCTTACAAAAGAACAATTGAAAATCGTTGAAGAATTATTATGAAACACTCATTAGTTGAAATCAGCATACAAGCAGATGGGTATATCAACTACATCCAAGAGCAGATAGGGTACGATGGAAAGTATCCTGTCTGTTCAAAGATAGTGATTGCCTCTTCCATTGTTGAAGTATTTACTTCCAAAAAGACAACAGTCATCATGGCCAATCAGGTTATCCAGGCAGGGATGAAATCTATTGATCTCCAATACGATGACAAGAAGAAAATATTGTTAAAGATGGAAGATTACATCTGGGAATCCATAAAGAGTAACCAACATTATTCATTTATGAAGAGAGCTGTGGTATATGCCGGTATATTTGAATACATGGCCCAGTACAAAACAGCCAATGACATTAAAAAAATCAAGGAAATAGCCATTCAAAAGAACCAAAAAAACCTAAATTATTATGAAAAACAATTGTGAAATCCCAAGAAACATCAAAGTAAGAAATGGAAAGTATTATGTCAATGTTGTCAAGAATGGTGTTGACCATTATGGTGGCACTCACTACTCTTTAGATGAGGCAAAGGCAGCTCTTGAAGCTTTATATCGAGCTTTAGGAATAAATCCAAAGTTTAAACCACAAAAGATTAACAGAAAAAACACCATAGAATCGGCAGAAAATCCGTTTTGCGACACTAAATTCAAAAAGGTGATACATAACCAACACCACAGCAAAAAAATGCCTAAAACGAAAGATTTGTTTAATGCCAATTTACCAAAGGGGATATATATCAACAAGCACAATAACAAATATCAGGCATATGTTTGTGTGAATAACAGATTAGGTGAGTATATTGGCACTTACAACACGATGGAAGAAGCCATTGAAGAACAGAAAAAAGGCAATACTATGTACATAAACAAAGAGGCAAGAGATGCCATTGTATCAAAGCATGTTTTGAGCAATGAATTACAGAAAGTAAGAACAGCAATTGAAAAAAAAGAACAGTCATTCCAACCAGACAGATACATTGATCGTCTTATTGTTGTCAACATGGAAGAAATGATGGACACTTTTGACATTGTTACCATCACTCCCTATGCTGTCCTGGATGAATTACATTTCAAGATGAATATGTTATCGACACTGGACATTAGAAATATGATTGGAACATTTGTCAGGGAAGAAAAGAGCGGATGTGACTTTTTAGTTGAAAGAATAAATGTGGAAGGAAAGCACTTGAAATATTATGTGAAATTCTTTCCTATTAAGAATAAATAAGTTATATTTGGTTATTGTCTGTTGTTTGGGGTAGGAGCCAAATAAGAGATACCAAAAAATAAACCCAATTACAAGCCTTCGAGGTGAAGCGTAACTCCTACTACGCTCACTTTTGGAGGCTTTTTTATTTTAGCTTATGAATGATAATTTCAAAGGTATGTGGATTCCAAAGGAGATATTCCTTCATCCAAATTTAAACGCTACAGAAAAGTTTTTAATGTCATTGATACATAACTTCTCAAAGAATAAAAACTATTGTAAGATGTCAAATGAGACCATTGGGAAGATAATTGGTTTATCAGGTGGCAGAGTAAAAAATATGCTATCTGATCTCCGCAAACATAATTTCATTTTCACAACTTATGACAATAATGGATTGAGATGTTTAAGCGTAAATGAAAGCAGCTTGAATGTAGAATTTGATGTCGAGCACGAATTTGTGCCTGAAAACATAGAGCACGAATATGTGACACAGGAGCACGAATATGTGCTACCCCAGCACGAATATGTGCTACCCCAGCACGAATATGTGCCCATCGAGCACGAATCCGTGCACATATATAATAATAATAATAATAATAATATTAATATAAAAGATATAAAAGAGAGAAAGGAAAAACAAATCACAGATTTGCCCTTCTATTTTCAGTTTGTTGAAATAATGGATTTTTATTATTCCATAACCAATACCAAACCAAGAATACCAACAGCATATGACAAGTTTGTCAAATACCAACCATACAAATCCATATCCCTGGCATTGAAAGATAATCCAGATGTTTCTATGGAAGAAGTAAAAAATATGCTAACTTTTAAATCCCAAATGCTTTCAGATCCAAAAATGAAAGAACACTATGTGATTGAAACACTATTCAGAAATTCCAATTTCAACAAATACCTTCAACAAACTACAACAGCTCAAAATCAATATTCAAATAACTTTAAACAACTATCTTATGAACAACGAACAAGATCTACAATTGAACAACTCAAACAGCAAATTAGAGATGACGAACAGCGTAACCAGAAGAAATACTTTTGAAGAAATGTATATCGGTTCAACCAATCAAATCAAAGATACTGACAGAGAAGTGAACATGGACTTCATCATGGGTAGCCTGATCTCAGTATGTCAAAACTATCTTGGATATGAACCCGATAGTGACAAACAAATTATTAAAGATTGTTTCTACTTCATCGAAAAAAACTTTATGACATTAGGACCAAATGAAATTCCTTTAGCCTTCGAATGTGCTGCCATGAAAAAGTTTGAATTCGAACTATCCAAATACAAAAGAATGTCCATAACACTGGTAGCGGATGTCCTGAACAACTATTCCAGATACAGAAACAAACTACTCATGGAGAAACTTTCCAAAGTAGATAACACCAGGACAAAAACATGGCAGGAAATTGATGAACTAAACCACAGAGCTCGTATTCACGCAATGGCAACAATGAATGATGCCAAACAAAAATTACAAGAATCAGGTGAAGCCGTTTACTCCGAATACCAGGAGATACCAATGTACTTCGGAAAGATCCTTAAATATTTTGGAAAGGTCGACTTCCCCAAAGACATCAAAAAGCAAATGTATGAGAAAGCCAAAAAGGATGCTCTACGAAACATATCTTCCGGTAGAAATTCTTTCAATGCCTATGCGGCAGAATCTGCCCGTAAACAAACAAAGAATATTCTTTCCGGTATTGAATCTCCTGACCATAAACAAAAGACAGAGTCACTCTATGCGAAATTATTCGTATGGTATTATATCACAGGATCCACATACTAATGCTTACATACCTGCTCATATTATCCCTTCTCATTGGTGAACCTGAATCTCAAGAAGAGTATATTCAAAAACATCTTTTCAAAGCCAAAATACTTGAAATACTTACCGGTATTCCAACATCACTTCAATTGGCCCAGTCACTTGTAGAAACAGGAGGAGGAAAATCATACATAGCCAAACATTCCAATAATCACTTTGGAATAAAATACTTTCCCAATGCCATATCCTATACCAACACTTTCTTCATAGACAGAAGACAAGTTAAATGGAGAAGTTATATCAATACCTGGCACTCATTCATTGATCATGCTCTATTCCTTTCACATCACTATCCACAGCTCCGGTATCAATCGGTTACAACTTGTAACCAACTGAAAGGATATGGTGGAAAAGCAAACTACTGGTCTTATATCAACTCCCTTATTCACAGAAAAAAACTACATCAATATGATACTAATTGGAATTGATCCAGCATTCAGAGATAGTGGATTCACCATCTGTGTTATCCAGGATAATATTGTTTCATTCTATACAATGAAAACATTTATTGATTTCTTGGAATGGGTGAACGCAAATACACACTTCATTGATGACCATCATATCATAGTAGTTGAAAATTCAAATCTTCAAAACCTTACTTTCAATATGAATGGTTCCAAATTAGTAGTGGCAAAGCTCTCACGAAATGTCGGTGCCAATCAGGCCATATCACAACTCGTAGTTGACTACCTAAAATACAGTAATTTCAATGTAGTTGGCATATCTCCCAAAGACAAAGGTAGAAAGTTAAATCATAGCGAGATAGAGCTCGTAATGATCTATGAAAAACACAGTGTAAATCCTGAAAAAAAACATACCTACAAAGGTCTGAACTACGAACAAGACAAACGAGATGCCTATAAATTGGCACTAATTGGAAAAAAAATATATAATAAAGCAAAATAATGTTTAAAAAACTATGTTATAAATACAAAATAGTATATATTCGTTCTACCATTCAACCACAAAAAACCATTAAAAACCAATTATTATGGAACTAAAGCAAATGTTTATCACTCCTTCCAACTACAAGAAGATAATGACCAAAGGTAAAAACGAGGACTTTGGCCTGATTGCTAAAGAATATGCCACAGAAGTAGTCATGACATCCTTTGGAGTTTATAAACCAGAAGTGAAAGCTTTCTCTTTGGCTCATGGAATCGAATTTGAACCACATGCCATTGAAAGATTTGAACTGGCAAATCTCGTTCAAGTATCAAAACCAATCCTTCCCATCGTTCATCCTACTGTTCCATATGTCAGAGGCACTCCTGATGGTATTGTAAATGCTAACAGCATCATTGAAGTGAAATGTCCTTCCAACCCTACCAACCATTTCAACAATCTTAAGGACTTCTCCTGGTTAAATTGTGACACTCCAGTCAATGATTACATGGCAGATTATTGGTGGCAGATACAAGGATACATGTGGATCACTGGTGCCACTGCCTGTACATTTATTTCTTACGATCCACGATACCCATTCGAATTACAATATATCGAGCAGACAGTCAATAGAAACGAAGACAGTATCATTGAGCTCTCTCTCAAATGTGATAGATTTTACAGATATTGTCTTTCTCTCCAAATGGAGATGATTGACAAGCTTGGAATCGAAATAGAGTAGTATTTTTTAACCATTTTTAAATATTTTTTATGACAACAACTTTTTTACAGCCAATGTCTAACACTAACAGACAAGCGAAAACACAAAAAGTAGGCGAAGTATTGAAAACTTACGATTTGAGTATTTTTAAACAACTACCAGGTAACAGACCACCAAATCTTTTACACATCAAAAGATTAAGACAATCCATGATTGATCATGGTGTTCTAATGTGTCCAATCATTGTTAATGATTTAAATAATTCTGTTATGGAAAAAAAAGAAGAACCTATTGTTTGATTGTAACAATATGGTTTTAAAATACCTAATTCTGATAATTTTCTAACTTTCCTGTAAATTGTATCTTTAGTGTATCTATTGTCAAATAATACTTTTGATATTTCTTTGTATTCAATTTTATAATAGATTTCATTTTCATAATTAAATTGTGGTATTAAAATTTTGCTAAAAATTCCTTGCATAGCAATAGAACTATATGAGCAAGTTTCGGCCCCTAAAAGGGGTAAATTAAGCCAGGCAATTAAATCAATGCTGGCTACCCAATAAACCCAATCACCTTCGATACGTTCTGGCCTTATGCCATTATCTTCTAAATAGATTACTGATTTCTTTTTACTGTCAGGGCAAAGGTCTAAATAACGGTTGTTTTTTTTGCATTCATCAAGCGAAATTTTGCAATCAGCCGGGAATGATTTACGTATAAAAGTATTATTTGGCCCCTGTTCTTTGTAGGTTAATACACGTATAATACCCGCGAATTTATCCATAAAAGGCAATTCGTCTAAACGGTCAATTATTATGTCGCCAAGTGTAACAATCATTTATTTGCGTATTTCCGCGGCTTAATTTCATCCGGTTTTAAAAACTCTTTTATCGAAATTATATCCGTGGTATTATTTTCAACTGTTGCTTTTAGTTCTGATATCCGATAACTCAACATTTCCTTTTGAAGGTCATTTGAAATAACATATTTTTCAAGGAGGTTTTTTGTGTCCGTGTTCATTGCATCCATTTTGTATTCCAACCTAGTCCAAGCGGCGCCAATAAAAAAAACAGCAAAAATCGAGCTTTTTACATTTTCAAAACTAAACAACATTATTACATCT